AAAACTGTTGACTGTATCGCTGAATATGACGGCGAGTTAGCAATAATCGACTTTAAGACTTCTAAAAAACCAAAACCACGCGAGTGGATCGAACACTATTTTGTTCAATGTATGGCATATGGTTGTATGCTATACGAACTGACTGGAATATCAGTTAAAAAACTTGTAATCATTATGGCTTGTGAAAATGGAGAATGCGTCGTCTATGAAGAAAGAGACAAATCAAAGTACATCAAACTTCTCACCCAATACGTTAGAAAGTTTGTTAGAGATAAACTGGAACTCTATGGAACCAAATAAGGAATTAGAACAGGCAATAGAAAGCAAGTTTTTAACACCTTCCAAGTTTGCTTTGGAAATTGAAAAGATTGTTGCCGAAGAAAACTTCAACTATATTGATGCTATTTGTCACTATTGCGAAATCAATAGTCTTGAAGTAGAATCAGTAACAAAACTCATTTCAAAACCTCTAAAAGAGAGACTCAAATGGGATGCAACCCGTTTGAACTTTATGAAGCGAACTTCGAAAGCAAAACTGCCTCTATGACCGTGACACCCTTTGAAACTTATCAACATTATCTGTCACTCAAAAATCATTTCACAAATCCAAAATACGACTTCTTTAAATATGGTGCGAAGACTCGTGCTAGTGTAACTTCTTTTAATAAACGCAAGGACAAATACTGGTTCGAAAAGACAAGTCGCAAGTATAACGATAAAGAAGTCGTAGATTTTCTAGTATCAAACTTTGTAGCATCCGATAACCCACAAAATTTATGGATTGGTTCTTTAATAAATGGCGGAGAGCAAGTTTATTCCGAGTGGAAAAAACGCCAACAGAGTTTGACTTACTTGTTCAAAGAGCAAAGCAACGAATTATTCTTGGAGAGCGAATTAGAGAATCTATTCAACTGTTCCAAAGGACATCCACCAGTTCTCAAAAAGTTTCTAAGCGGGCAGTTGTCCTTAGAAACATTAACAATCTACGACAAAATATTCCGTTTCTCCGCAGATTTTGATAAGAAACTTCTGGACCCGGTGTGGGAAACCGTCAGTCTGAAAATTAAGAAGTATAATCCATTTCTAAATATTGATGTGTTCCAATTCAAAAAAATCCTACGGTCTATAGTCAATGAGTGAATTTTTCAAATCTGACATTATTCAAGACGAACTAAAAGAAATCAATAGACTCCAAGAAGAAATTTACGGAAGTATTTTGTCTTTTGGTGCGATGAGTCGTGAAACCAAAATAGAACACATTGAAAAACTTCAAAACTTGCTACAAAAGCAAAGAGTGATGTATACTAGATTATCTCTCTCAGACGATCCTTTAGCGGTTGAAATGAAAGAGAACCTACGCAAATCGGTGGCATTGATGGGATTCCCACCAGAAACCGATATGTCAATTTTATTCAATAGTATGAATCAGACCATCGAATCCCTCAAAAACTACCTTGACGCCTGAGGGCATCCCTGTTATACTATCCGAGTAAATCCCCCGAATCCAATTAATCCGAGGTAATCCAAATGTCTTTCGCAGACCTTAAAAAGCAATCAAAACTTGGCAACCTGACCGCAAAACTGGTCAAGGAAGTCGAAAAAATGAATACTAACGGTTCATCTTCTGGTGATGACCGTCTATGGAAACTGGAGTGTGATAAGAGCGGCAATGGTTATGCCGTTATCCGTTTCCTGCCTGCTCCAAACGGTGAGGATCTTCCGTTTGTGAAACTCTACAGTCACGCATTCCAAGGTCCTGGTGGTTGGTATATTGAGAACTCCCTGACCACTCTGGGTCAGAAGGATCCTGTGTCTGAGCACAACACGATGCTGTGGAACAACGGCACTGATGCTGGTAAGGAGCAGGCACGTAAGCAAAAGCGCAAACTGACCTATGTTGCCAACATCTATGTGGTCAAGGATCCTGCTAATCCTACCAATGAAGGTAAAGTTTTCCTGTATAAGTTTAGTAAGAAGATCTTCGACAAACTCACCGCTGCTATGCAACCTGAGTTTGAAGATGAGGAGGCAATCGATCCGTTTGACTTCTGGCAGGGTGCTAACTTCAAACTGAAGGCAAAGAACGTTGCTGGTTATCGCAACTACGACTCTTCTGAGTTTGCTCGCCAAGAACCTCTCCTTGACGATGATGATGCCATGGAGGCAGTATGGAAGAAGCAGTATTCTCTCTCCGAACTCGTTGCTGCTGATCAGTTCAAAACCTATGATGAACTGAAGAAGCGCCTGGACTATGTGCTTGGCAACAAAGGCACTCCCCGTTACCAGGATTCCGAAGAGTATGATGAAGAAGATACCACTCGTGGTTCTACCCGCGAACTCACCGAAGATCTCCGTGATGAACTGAGTTCACTGAAACCTACTCGCACCGTTGCCTCTACTGATGAAGATGAGGATGATGATGCCATGTCCTACTTCGCCCGCCTTGCCGAAGAGTGAAGTCTGATTACTACATTGACCGTGTAAGTAAATCCGAAGCCGCAGAGTTACTTCTGCGGTTTCATTATCTTAAGGACTTTTCTAAAGGATTTAAGAGTGGATATAACTACGGTCTCTATGAGAGCAATGATTTTAGTCCACTGAATATTGGTGGCATTAAGGGAGTCTGTATCTTTACTGGACTCCCTGTCCCAGAAGTAGCACAAGGAGCATTTGGACTAGAAAGAAATGAGCAAGAAGGACTCTTTGAACTTTCACGCCTTTGCGTACACCCTGAAACCCAACGAGCAGAATATAATATCACTTCTTGGTTTGTTTCAAGAGCGATTAGACAGTTACGGAAGGATACTGAAGTTAAAGCAATCATCTCTTACGCTGATAGTGATTTCCATAATGGTACAATCTATCGCGCTTGTAATTTTAAATATTGCGGACTTTCAGACCCAAAGAAAGATTTCTACTATGCAGACGGAACTAAACACTCTAGAGGCAAAATTAAGGGATTTGAAGGTGAATGGAAAGATCGCTCGCGCAAGCACCGATATGTAATGGTGTTTGATAAGAAACTAGAACTCTTATGGAAGAGTGATGTTTAGATTCTCAGTTTGAATATACTTTTCGTTGATGTATTGAGAAGACTCATCATAAATCATAATTTGTCTCATATCATTTAAGAACTGTTGGAGATATGATGGTTTTAATAGATAAATGCTTCTCTTTTTATCATTCTTACGAACTTCATATTCATAGTTACTAATACCAATAACTGGATTTAGACTTAGTAAAGGATTAGCAGGATTTGGAATTGTGAAATTACCATCAACAACTTTACCTGCTGGAAGAATTAAACGACCATTCGAATCTTTTACTTGAGTGGTTTCATAGTGACGAGTTTCGTTTAGATCAGTATCATATTTCTCGTAGCAATATCTGTAGAGATCTCGATCTGACAATGGCCATTCATCTCGCACATTGATAATTCCTGCGGTTAGAAGGACCACCCAATCTAGTTGGGCATCACCATAAAATTCTTCGGCAACAAGTTCTGGTCTTGATCCTTCTGGGATCTCATATTTATTGAAGATAGTAAAAACATTCTGAAGATCATCTCTTAATTTAACTCTACGGAAGAGATTTTTGACCTCGATATAGTTAAGAGATGAGTTCTTATCAGACAGATAAGAAGGATAAAGTAAATTTGGAAGTTCTCTAAAGTATCCCATTTTAGAATCCTACTCCTGTTAATCCATTATAATCACCAGCATAAATTGGTTCAAGTTCCTTAAATGACAAATCCATAATCATAGAAACTGGAGTTCCACCACCATCTTCATCAGCTCCTCCATAAGTAGCATATGTCCCCTCACCAGTATAATTCACAGACATATCTGTAAGAAAACATTCTTTAAACTTATGTAAGAACGGATGATTTCGACTTCCTCTCATATAGTTAAGTTTAAATATTTTTGGAGTTGATAAGTATAATCCGTTAATACCGCTTGCTTCTCCACTAAATCCTAAGTTGCTAGTTCCAGGTGCCATACTTTGTTTTAGTGTTTTTATAATATTTTTTACTTGCTTTGCTTCACCTTCATTTCTTGGTGTTAATTTAAAAGAAAATTTAAAAGACCTTAAAGTAACACCATCAAATAATAACTCCATATTTGGATTCAAAATATTCCCAGTTTGTCTTGCTAATAACTGAGATGGTGTTAAATTTCCACCAAATGGCATGTTTGCCGCACTAGCCGCTAGATTATTTAAAAAATACTGTCGAGCAGCGGGATCTAATCCAAGATCTGTAGCTTCTTTTAGCATTGTTTGAAGAACCTGGCCAGGATTATCTTCTTTATTATAGAAAGCATCTAAAACAACTCCCAAAGCACCAGCAGTTAAACCATCAAGACTTCCTTCTGTATATTTTACAGAATTTCCATCCTGTATATTTGAAGGTATTGGTAAATATATTGTATCATCGATTACTGTTGCGTTTGTCCTTTTTTTTACTGTGAAAGGTTTTCCAGCTTTAAGAGTACTTATAGTTGACTGAACTCCTTGAGCTCCTTGAGTTCTAGTCGTTACTGAAGGGGTGGATGTTCCGCTTTCTCGTGTCAAACTATTAGCTGTATATTTAGCTATTTCAATCTTTAAAAAATCGGAGTTTTCATTTATTTCTGTGAAAGGATATCTATAAATTGGCATTTTTGCCTACTTTTTTAACTATTTAGACGCAGTTTCTTAATTGGCAGTTCTCTGGCATCAGCAAGTTCTTCTGGGTAGATCTCATATAGTTGGTCAGCAACTTCATTCCAAGTATATTGACGAACTTCTCCCCAATGATAGTTAATACCACGAAATCCCCAATCAAAGACTTCAGTGACCGCAACTAGAGGGTGCTGATCATACGTGATGTTTGGTGTCTTGGGATTATAAACAAAGACATAATACTTCCCAGCACTTGGAACTTTACCACTTCCAGTCAAAGCACTTCTAAGTTCACTCATTACATCACTTGAACTTTCTTTTCCATTGAGATTATCCATCACAGAACGAATGCGATTATATTGATTCTCTGTTGGATATTTTTCTTTTCTTTGTTTGAGAGTCTTTCTTGGCATTACTTAATACCTAGTTCGTCTTCTGTAATAACTTTGAACTCCCATAATCTATCTTTACAGAATTCTCGTGCTGCTTTCCACTTTGCCTGGTTCTTGGCATACTCGTAGACTTCGTAAATATATCCTTTCGTTTTTCTCTTTTGAACTTTTGGTTCAACAGTTTGCTTTTTGGGTTTGATTTCAATAATGTATTTCTTAATCTGTCCAGTTGCTTCTCGGACTTTAATATAAAAGTCGGGAAAGTATCTGTGAATTTTATTATCGATTGGTGAACGATAGGGAAGAGCGATTTCTTCACTACCCCACTCAAGGATGTTCTGGTTCGTGTCACAATACACCATAAACTTACGCTCCCATAGAGAACGATAAATTATGTTTGTTGGGTCACCCTTGTATTTTTTTGGATATGATGGTTGAAATTTTCCCTTATATGACATCTAAATACTTAATAATATAAGAATCGTATAAGGTATTTAGAGTGTCCAATTCCCTTCTTAGATCACTTAGTATGAAGGAGGCCAAATACCTCATTGGCAATTTGGCTCAAACGAATCAATATTTTGTTAATATTCCAGTTCCACTAACACTAAAAGACTATTTTGATAAAGTTTATAAGAGAGAAGATGTTGGTGCTAGTATCGTTGCATTTGTAAACAGTAAACTAGGATTCTTTTGCTCAGAAGCTACTCTTCCAGTTTCATCATATGCGACTGCTGAGGTAAAAGATAATTATATGGGCGTAACACAAGAGTTTGCTCACACTCGTCTTTACACTGATATGGACATGACTTTTTATGTTGATGATAATTATGAGTTATTAAGATTTTTTGAAGGGTGGATGGATTTTATTTCTGGTGCAGGAGAACTATCTCAAGTTAATGGTGGTAAACATTACTATAGAAGATTTCAATTTCCGGATCATTATAAGATTGATAATTTAACAATTACAAAATTTGAAAAATCATTCAATACTGAATTAATTTATAACTTCATAAATGCTTTTCCAAAGGGTTTAACTTCTATACCAGTCTCTTATGGTCCAGCAGAATTATTAAAGGTAACAGTCACATTTAATTTTGATCGTTATATTGCAACTAAAAATAAATTAACCTCAACAGGTGGTAATGCTCAACGAGGAGAAACAGGAGGGGTTGTTTCAGACGGAAATTCTTCGGCAGAAGAATTTGATACTCAAAATGGAAGATTTTTAGGACCTCCAAAATCAAGAAGTTTGGGGAACTCTCAAGCATCTTTAGATGAATTGTATTGGGCTGCCCGTCAAGGTAAAATAAAAAGACCATCTGATTTACCTCAGGGAGGTGAATAAATAATCACAACTGAAGTTTTTATAGGTTATTATGCCTTTACCAAAGATTAATACTCCAACATATGAGTTGGAATTGCCTTCTACTGGAAAGAAAATTAAGTATCGCCCCTTTCTAGTAAGAGAAGAAAAAATCCTCATCATGGCACTAGAATCTGAGAACATGAAACAGATTACTGATGCTATTGTTCAAATTCTTTCTGATTGTATTCTGACTAAGGGAATCAAAGTTTCTGATCTATCAACTTTTGATATCGAATACTTGTTCTTAAATGTTCGTGCTAAGTCTGTAGGTGAAACCGTCGAAGTTAATGTCACATGTCCAGATGATGGTGAGACAACAGTTCAAGTTGAAATCGCCATTGATGACATTAAGGTTCAGAAGAACAAAGATCATAAAGAAACAATCAAGTTAGATGATAATCTTTCAATGAAGTTGAGGTATCCTTCATTAGATCAGTTTGTTGAAAATAATTTTGAGGGG